AGTGTGCATCCACATAAGTTATTACCAAAAACCGAATAAGTTCGGTAGGTTGCAAGGGAAGGGGTAGAAAATGGCTGGGCTAGGCAACAAGCGGAAGTCTTCCGAAAGGATGAAGCGTCGTAAAACGCAGCATCTCGACCTGTCGCAGCCCATCGACCCGGCCAACCTATCACCGAATATGCGCCGCCTCTTGGATGCCCTTTCGGATGGTGCATTAAGTATCGAGCAAGTTATAACCAAGTCGGAATTAACCAGGAAACAAGTACAGGGCCTTATTGGACGGGCCGTCGCAGTCGAATTAGTCACCCACGGCACCCACAAAAATGAGTTCATCCTCGGCAAGCGTGCCCCCCAACGACGCATGCGAGGCGACGGCCAGAGCGATGACTGCCCATTGCTCGATTACGTCCCCGTCAACGGCCGTGTTGATCTTGCCCACATGAGCATCCGCGCAGCCGTCCAATTGTTCTACACTCAAATGCGCTATCACCTCTCTATTCGTCGGATGTTCGATCCCATCTTGGAGCCTGATGACTATGACCGCTTCGACGACAAGGTAAGAAAGGACGTCGACGACCTACGAAAGTGCATGAGAGCCGAGAACGAGATCAATCCGGGCCTGGCGGTGGACTGTGTATCCCTGCTTATCCCCGGCTTGAACATGCCCGCCCTGGATGCCCAGGGCAGGGTGATTACAACAGAGGCCGAGAAGGACGGCAACATCGACGTTGTCGATTCTTTGATGGCCAAACCAAAGGAGAGTAAATGAATGACAGCGAAAGACCAAGCGAAGGCGACAGAGTGTATCTAAAGGGCTTCCCCTTCATCGGCATGACCATAGTCGGAAGGGACGAAGACGGCATGAAGGTGGCATGGTTCGGCAGTGCCGACGACGGCAGAGATCCCTACATGCCCTACACCGCTTCCTTCCATGTAGCATCCCTCGTCAAAATCAAGGAGGACTGAAAATGAAAAAGAACGACGACAATGTCACCCCCATCAAGCCCGCCCTTCCCGCCCCCGTGGCCACCCTTCCCGGGCAGACCCCCGACGACGTCCCTGCCTTGAAGGCGCTCATCGCCCGGTACGATGCCGAGCTCACGAAGGCGAACAACAAACTCGTCAAACTCTCCACGGCGTTCAATGCGCTCTTGAATGCCTGATGCCTGACGAACTCGAATCCCTATTCAACGATGAGGAGGACGACGACCTCAAGCGGGCCGAGCGGGCCTCCCCATCGTACAAGGAGATTCGATCCTGCATCCTCCCTCCCCCTCTCAACCCCCTCACTCAACAACGATGTTGGAACCCGAAACAGATAGAGGTCATCAAGGCGCCCGCGACCTACGTCGATTTTTTCGGCGGTGTGGGCAGTGGCAAGTCAATCATCCTCGTACACGACATGCTCATCAAGGCGGCGTTCAACACGCATGAGGAGGGCATGCTGGCCGCCCCCATCGCCAAGAATATCACCGGCAACCTATATCCCTACGTCCGTCAAGCCCTCAGGGATTTCCAAGAATTCAACGGCTTGAAGCTCGAGCGCCGTTGGTGGAAGACGGACAAGGTGTTGGAGTTGATCAACGGCTTCCGTGTCAACTTCCGCACCCTCTCCGAGCCCGAGTCCCTGCGTGGCCCCTCGCTCTCTGTGTGCGGTATCGACGAGTTCGCCAAGGCAAGCGACATCTGCGCCATTGACGAGGATGAGCTTCTAGACATCGTGATTGGCCGTATGCGAGGCGGCCCGAATACCCGGTGGATGCGGTGCCTACTCGCCAACACGCCCTGCGGGCTGAAGGGTGCGGCCGCGCATTGGGTGCGCAAGATCCGGGCTCGCGACCCGGACTACAAGATCATCAGCTCGGCGTCAACCGAGAATTGTGCTCTGCGGGCCTCATACCTGCAAGGCATGGCCAGCCGGTACAGTGACAAGTTCTATCAACAGGAGGTGCTCGGCCTCCTCATCGACATGAGCGACGCCTATTTCAGCGACGTCATCCACCCCGTCGAGAGCTTCATTGACTTCGCCGTCCGTGACAATGAGCCTCTGGACATCGGTATCGACTGGGGCGTGGTCCATCCCGTCGCCGTCTTCTCTCAGGAGTGGCTCTCGCCTGACGGACCGGCCGACGTCATCACGTCGAGCATCAGCAACCGCTCCACGAACGACGACCTCATCGAGGCCATCGTAGAGCGCATCGCACGCTATGGCGTGAAGCGCATCAGGCTCTACCCTGACCCGGCAGACGCAGAGGCGATCCGTGACTTGAAGCGGCAGATGAACGGCAAGTGTGGACACCTCGATTGGGAGATTCACTATACGAGGAAGTTCACCAACCGCTCCTTCTCATTCAGCATCCAGAAGCTCCACGACCGCTTCCGCACCAAGGACGGCCATCGCCGCATCTATTTCCGCAAGGGCCTGCCTACTGAGCCCACGAAGGCCGACCCGATGCCTGTGGCGTGGTGTTTCCAGAATTACCGCATTGACCCCAACACCGGCAAGGCACCGGCCAAGAGCCTGCACAAGCACCATGTGGACGCTACCCGGTACATCCACATCAACAAATACTTCAAGGGAAGCGCAGACGAGGAATAGTTCGACGTTCCAACTTTTTGCCAATTTGGCAAAACTCCTTGACAAATTGTCACAACTTTGAAATACTTGGATCGACGAACTGTTTGGACGTCGAACCATGCCCATATCCTCGACACAGTGGGAACAGCAGCAGGCGAAGATCATCCGTGACGGCTTCAGTACCGAGGCCATCATCAGCGGCCTGGAACAGGTACGCCTTAATCAGCGCAACTACTACTGTGAGGAAATCGAGGCACGATGGGAGTTGTTCCACAATCGCAGCTATGACATCACCTGGTCATTCTTGCAACAGTACTACCCCACCGCCTCGGCCGTCCAGTCCCCGAGCGGCTCATATCAGTTGTTCCCGATCCTGTTCCCCGTCGTCTCGAAAATCATCCATCACTTGGCTCTCACGTTCATCACGCCGCCGTCGTACAAGTGGACGCTGAAAGATGGCACCCCGGCCCCTGACGCCGTGGTTGCTGCTCAGGAACGGACATGGAAGGTCGTATGTGACCAAATCAATTTGTCGTCCAAACTCCGCCGCCTGGACGAGATGACGTGGCTGTGCTCCACGGCCTTTGCCGTTGCCGGGTGGCGACGTGGCAAGCCGGTCCTGGACATCCACCTGCCGAGCGACGTGTACTGCATCGAAGGTTCAAGCGAACCCTGGGATGTCTCCGATAGTGAGATGGTCTGTATCCTCCCCATCGGCAAACAGCAGAGCACCTTGCCGGTCAACCCCGTGCAGTACATGCGATGGGGCGACGACGGCTCGTTCGCATTGAAGGATCTCGCTGGCAACGTCCTGCCCAATAGCCTCTTCCCGAATGGCCGCAACGAGTACAAGGACGCCAACGGCAACCCGTTGATCCCGGTGCAGGCGTGGCACCTGAGCGACGATGAAGACGTCATGTACCCCGACCCCGATGAGGTTCTCTTCTGGAGTCAGATCAACGTCAATTTGACCTACAGCGACGTCAACAACGCCCTCCGTAAGTCCTCTTATGGGCAGTACGTCTTGAAGACGGACAACCCGACCCTGAAGACAAGGAGCCTCGAAAAGGGCGTGGACGTGATGTGGAGGACCGCGGCCGACGATGAGATTATCAACCTCTCCGCAACCGTTGACCCTGCCCAGCAGATCGCCCGTATCAAATCCCTCCTTGAAGGCATCGCATCGGCCTATGACATCCCTTACGACGAGTGGGAATCGAAACAGAGCGCCCTTGCCAAGCTCGTGGGCCGGTACGACCTACGGTTGAACTCGCTTCGCATGGAAGGCGGCCTGCTCTCCCAGGCGGCGAAGCTCTACGAGATCATCCAACCCGTGTACAACTACCACACGACCGGCGCCAAACTCAATCCCGACCTGAGATTGGAAGTGATCCCCGGCCGCATCCAGATCCCCAAGGACGAGTTGCACGCCGCACAGGCAGACGAGCGCTACTACGCCGCCAATCGCAAGAATCCTATCGAGGATATCATGCAGGATAAGGGCATCAACGAGGCAGAGGCGACGGCGAAATACCGAGAGAACAAAGCGATTAACGAAGGGCTCAAAATGGCGGCTCCGGACCCGGAGACCCCCATCACGCCCTCCATCGAGGAATAGACCATGACCGAACCGACCCCCACTGTTGTGCCGCCCGTACCAGCCACTGAGGGCGCACCTCAGACGGCTCCGGCTCCACAGGCCCCAATTGCCCCGGTGAGCGCATCACCGAACGCAGCGCCGTTGGCACCGGCGCCCGAATTAAGCCCGACGCCGGGCGCACCGGCGAATGCCGAGACGAAACCAGGCAACGAATCCGAGCGGTTGCAGCGGCTCCTCAAGGAGCAACAGGACAAGACCGAGGCCTTGAAAACGCAGATGGATGCACTCAAGACCGAGGCCGACGCCGCTCAAGCGATGCGGGCCGCCTTGCGCGTCTCCGCAATCGAAGGCCATCTGAGGGAGGCTGGCATTGCCCGCCCCGATTTGATGGCCAAACTGTTCGAGGTTCAAAGTAATTTCTTTGGTCCAGACCAGAAGCTCACGGCAGACGGGAAGAAGGCAGCTGACGCCTTCATCGCATACCTAGGGGATGATCTGCACACGCGGCATCAGGCTAGTACCCCAGGGTTGCCGAAGGGCCCCGTGACCGATCCGACCGTGAAATACAAACCCGGCAGCGGCTTCGATGTGATGAACAAAATGATGAAAGGACAAATCAGATGACCAAAGAAACACAGACCACGAACACGATCAAGACAGACGAGCAGCTCTACGCCGAGCAGACGGCGGGTATCGCAGACCTTCCCGACGATGTCGAGTTCACGTCGAGCGGTGACAGCCTCATCACGTTCGCCAACGCGCGCCCGGGGTGGCAATACTACCTGATGGACGGGCTCAGCAAGGAAGCCGTGCAAGCCGATTTCGAATCGCACTACAAGCCCGACAAATGGGTACGCGCTGCGTCCATCGGACACGGCAACGTCCATACCCCGCGGGAAGGGGCGTACAGCATGGTGATCTGCATCAAGTCGGAAGAGTACCAGAAGCGCGTATGGGCGAAACGACTCGCTCATGAGAAGACAAACAATGAGGCGTTCGGCATCGTCGGTGTTCCGGGTGGTAGTCGCAAGGATCACAAGATCGTGCCCCACCAGGAAGGCTCACGCACGGCCGAGCCGGTAACGTTTTAACCAACAGGAGAAAAGAAAATGACCAATAAAAACCAGCCGTACGGGTTCAAGCCCTTCGGCAAAATCCACACCCCCCATCACTATGTCACGTCCGGCGTCGTGACCGCAGGCGACAGCCTCGTCCTGGCAGCCGGCACGGTGTCCATCGGTCTCGCGGCAAGCGGCTCCCTCTGTGGAGTGGCTGCCGAGAGCGACGCAACCGGCGGCGCCGAGATTCTCGTATATGACCACCCCGAACAGGTCTTCGAGTGCCTCTGCGCGAACTCGCTGACCACGGCCGTCCCCGGCGGGATCTTCGACATCTCCGGTGCAACCGGCGCACAGCGGTTGAATGACAACGCCGTGGGCTTCCGGACCATGCAGGTGATCCAACCCTTCTTCACCGTCGATCAGCCCGACCAGGGCGCCAATGGCGTCGTGCTCGTCAAGATCGCGAAACATCAGATGCAGGGCGGTGGGGACATCAGACACACCTCCGATCCCTATGCCTCCCCCGCGGGCGACATCAACATCGGCGTCGGGAATTTCACAATCACGGCGCTCACCGGTAATTTCCACTCGGAGGGCATCGGCACGATCGGCCCCGTGGCTGCTCCGACGATCACCCTTCCGGCGTCCGGTGCCATCCAGATCGGCGTTGCCGCTGCCGAGGACCTCGAGATCGTCCCCGGCACAACCTTCACCCTGGGCGTGACGGCGGCCCCGTGCGTCTCCACCGTGCTCACCCCCGGCGCAACCTACGGCGACACGAACATCGTCGGTGACCTCATGCTCGGACCCATCGCAGGCCCCCTCATGGACCTCGGTATCGACGGAGCCATCAGGTGCGGCCTCGTTGGAGCCCCCACGTTCACCGTGTCCACCGTGGGCGCCGTGCACGCGGAAGGCATCATCACGGGCGGCCCTGTGGCGGCACCGTCCCTCACCTATGCACCGGCAACCGGCACCCTCACCGTCGGCGTCGCCGCGGCAGAGGGCCTCGTTGTCACCCCGGGCGCGGGAATCAACATCGGTCTCGCCGGTGGCCTCGCTACCCAGATCGACCTTGCCCCCGGCGCCACCTATGGCGACATTGTCCAGGTCGCGGGCGATTTCACCAACGACCTCGGCGATCTCAACGTGACGGCCGGCGACGTGGTCGTGACCGCAGGCAACCTCGAGGTGACCGCGGGCGCAATCAACGCAGGCGCAGCAGGCGCAGGCCTTTCCATCGCCGCAACGGGCATCGGCACCTACGGCGCCACCGCGTGCACGGTCAACGGCGCAGGCGTGCCGGTGTTGGGCCTGCACCCCAACGGAGCAGGGGCCACGGTGCTCACATGGATCCAGGTCGTCACCCCGGCAGGCGCAGGCCTCGTGGCGGTTATGACCCCGTAACAACCGAATCTATAAGGAGAATTTACCATGACGATATTAATCCCAGGGATAAACGCAGCAGACATCGACGCCCTGTACGTCGAGTCGATGAACGCTCGTCCCGAACTCTACCCGCTCTACAACAAGATTTTCAAGGTCGTTGGCGACAACAAGGGCTCCATGACCGCCATGCTGACCCCCGACGTGCCCTTACTCAATGCCAGGGCGAGCAAGATCGCCCCGACCGAAGACACCGTCATCGCCTCCGGGTGGCGGCAGACCTTCACGCATCAGGAGCGTTCCCGTAAGATCCAGATCCCCTACTCCGATGCGTCCGACCAGCCCTCCCTCGTGAGCGACTACGCATCCAACCTCGGCACGCGCACGGTGGACACCATCGAGGCGCTGCTCTGCGGCGTCGTCGCCAACGCCTTCACGACCACCCTCACCGCCCGGCTGGAGGCGCTCTGCTCCACGACCCACGCCCTGAACTCCGGCGGCACGGCGTCCAACCGCGTCGCCCTGGCCCTCTCCCATGTCAACCTCGCGACCGCGCGGGCCATGATGCGCTTCACCACGACCGATAGCGGCGCCGTGGCATCCTATCCCATGGCCCACCTGCTCGTCCCCAAGGAACTGTCCGAGACGGCGTACCAGCTCCGCACCGCGCCCTACGTCTCCGACCAGCTCCAGCCGACGTCCTACGCCGGTCAGTTCGAGGTGTCCGAGCTCCAGTTCACCACCGACGTCAACGACTGGTTCATCGCCGCGGCGATGGGCCAGAACAGCCTGACGTGCGTTCTCAGGGAGGCCCCGCTCCACTGGAACGACTGGAACAAAGACACGATGACCTGGGACGTCTATGCCTACATCAGGCTCTCTCAGGGCGTCATCGACTGGAGAGGCTTCCTCGGCTCGATCACCTGATAGTTGGAACATCAAACCTTTCACAATGGAGGCGAGCATGAATGTATCTGTAGAGGTGGCTTCATCGAAGCTGAATCATGCCCGCTTCCAACTTCTTCAATCTGCCGACTATGCCCGGGTGAGCAAGCTCATCTGGGATTCAAGTGCGCTTCGCGCGCAAAACCGACACTTGGGGATCGGCCTGCAAGGGCAACCGATCCCCTTCCCTCCCGGCTACAGCAAGAGCTATGTGAGGCGGAAGAACCAGGCTCTAGGCCACACGAAAACCGCCATGGTCGGCAAAAAAGGCAACGAGTTGAAAACGAAGCGCTGGCCACCGTTGCCCGTCACCTCGAATCTGTCCGGCCGTATGTGGTCCTATCGTTCCCTTGGCAGCAAGGGCATGAAGGACGCGCACGCAGACGAGATAGCGACCTATTTCAAAGGCGCCGCCCGAGGCCGACAGGGCAACGAGTCCAAACTGATGGATCAGTCGGCCAAGTTCCCTTCCGCCGCAAAAGCGGTTGTAATGTCAAAGCATTGGCGACTCCTCCTTTTGGGTGTTGACAACGCCATGATCCCCGGCCTCCGCGTCATCGTTGACGGCGGTATCGCCAAGGCCGCGCAGAACCTGCCCATGACGGAGGTCAAGCTATGAACAGACAGTTCCTCACAGGCTCGGCCAACACCATCAAGGACGAGATATTCCTGCGTCAGTATGCCCCTTGGTGGCAATTCATGATGGCGCCGACTGCCGTCCCTACCGTCTCCTTCGCTTTGAAGAAGGCCGACGGCACGGCGGTTGCATCAGGCGCCGGCACCTACGCCTCCCGCCTCTACACCATCACGGCATCGGTCGCAGCGGGGGCCGAGTCGGTGCCCGTGACCATCCCGGTGACCGTCCCCGTGACGCCGTGGGACATCGCGGTTGACGACCCCATCGTAATCTCCGGTTCAACCGCAGGTGCTCAGGGTGCAGAGGTTCGCCGGGTCGCATCCATCGTGCCGGGTACAGCGCCGGCATACACAATCTATCTCGACACCCCCCTTGAGCTCCCGCACACCACGGCGGACATGGTTGTCCGTGCCTATGGTTCAGCGGTGATCCCGGCAGGGGCGCCCGTCAACACCGGCTTCCTCGAAGGTGTCTTGACGTGGTTGTGGCTCCCCATCGGCATCCACCGTGAGCGCGTCGATTATGTGGCGACGCCGCTCAAGTGCCCCGGCAATCCGCAAGGCTTCTTCTCAAGCCGCCCCGCCTATGCAGGTGACCGGCTCCCGGCCTTCCTGCGACGCCGTGGGCTGCAGACGATCATAGATGCCATCTGGGATGAAATCGCTTTGGACATCAAAGCGAATGGGTACACGCCGAGCTTCGTTGCCAACCTCCAAGATCTCTGTCCGGCCATCTACGCCTTGACGGAGCTCCGGCTGTCAGAGCAAGGGTATTTTGCCTTCCCACCCCCGAGCCCCGAGGATGCCCTTGACAGGCTCGCCAAGGCGGCGGACGCAATGAAGGCAAGGGCTCTCGGTAATATTATTTACGACAGCGACGACGACAATATCACGGATGTCGATACAGATACGCATGACATCTCGACGATTCATTTTGTGATGTAGGAGACTCATGGCGGACAGTTGCCTCAAACAAATCTGGAACAACTCGAAGGCGCTCATCGAGGCCATCGCCCCGCGTACCTATTGGAGCAACGGCGAAACCTTCCGAGTCATCTCGGACGCCATGTCGGACAACACGGTCCAGAACGACGCCAACCACCGCTATGTGTACCTCTGTTGGATGGGATCTACTGAGGACGTGGCAGCCCTCTCGCTGCAAGGTATGATCATCCGTAACCGGATCCTCCATGTCCAGGTGGCGTACCAAGCGACGTTCGGAGGGCGGTCCTCGTTGGAGAAGGCTTCACAGATGGCGGCAGAGGACTCGGACGATATTATTTCGACGCTCCAACGATTATCGACCTTCCCGGTCATCACGGGCGGCGGGTACATCTACCACCGGTTGTATGTGGACGGAAGCGAGCAGGTGGCGATTGACGCCGATTTGGGCAAGCTGATTTTATCGATTGATTTCAAAATAACCTATAAGGCATAGGAGGCAGAGATATGGCAATAGGACGCGCCGGATTCGGCAAATTCAGTGAGAGCAGGGAGGCCACATTCGGCGCGGGCGCACCGGGTGGCGTATTCACGGATGCCAAGCACAAGGGGCCTCTGGACGGCATGTTGGTGCCCTTCAAGAACATCGAGACCGACGAGGCCATCAGACAGAGCGATGTCACCATCGGCGCAAAACAGGGCCTGCTCCATGCCGATTTTGATTTGACGTTCCACCTATGGCAGACCACTTCGACACCCCCCGTCGCCGCGTACGTCCTGGCAGACATGCCCTTTGTCGCCCGGCTCACGGGTGAGTTCCTGGGGCAAGAGGTCGTCGGAGGATTTACGACGATGACCGCTGCGGCACAGGCCGTCGATACCCTCACGGTGGTTGCCTCTGCCACGTTCTACCCCGGCCAGGCCATCATGGTCGAAGTCGGCGCAGCGACGCCCAAGGTGTGGGAAATCAGTTTCATCACCGAGATCCCCGACGCGACGCACATCAAGGTTGCCCCCTCGTTCTCGGCTGCCCCTACCTCGTCAACGACCGTCTATGGCTCCTACACCGCCGCACAGCTCAACAACGGCAAGTTCGCCATTGCGGCGAGCTCTCACGCCTTCCGGTACACGAGCCCCGAGTACAAGTGGGACGTGCAGCGCAAGGGCTGTCGGCCGCGCACGATGGGCATCAAAGAGAACCCCCGAGACTTCGGCGAGATGACGTTCGGCTTCTCCTCTGCCATCTACGACGACGACACCGCCCTCGTTGCCCTCCCCGCTGAATCGACCTTCTCCCGCCCGCTCCTCCCGCTGGCAGAGGGCCGCTTCATCCTGGCCAATACGGCCTATGCCATCAAGAGCAGCGAGTATTCGGGCGCATCGAACATCGTGCCGGTTCTTGACCCCTCCTCGCGCACGACCGAGGCAATCCAGGATTACGTGGTTGGCGCTGCACGATCGAGCAAATGGACGGTGGTGCTCTATCTTGACAACTCCGCTGAGTTGCACGCGCAGCCGTTTCAAACGTACTACAAAAATCAGACCCCCGTGCAGGCCATGCTCTCGTTTGCCAAAGGCCCCGGCTATGGGTACGCCCGGCAGTTCGGGCAGGCAAGGATTGCCGAAAAGCCCGTCTACGAGAACACCGACGGCCTGGCAACCGTCAAGCTCGTGCTCGAGCCCGGCCTGCTCACGACCGACGTAGCGACCATTGGAGAGGGAGCCGGCGACACGATCATCAACACCCCGCAGCGGGCCGCTTGGCTCTAGGAGATAGTTGGATGCTCAAACTGTTGACGAAAAAAGACAGGCACACGGTGTACTGTCCCTATGATCCCGCCTTCGATTTCGGGGCTCTGGACGCCGACGCAATCGGTGCCGTCATCCGCTCCTACATGGAATCGTTGGACGTCCAAATCATCGAGCCATACCGGAAGGGGGAAGCGACCCCCTTCGTCGTGTGCGGCCTCACAGGCTGGGAGAGAAGCAAGGCGAATGACATCAAGGATTTCACCGACCGTTCCTATGAGATCCTTCGTCTCGGGCTCGTCTCCTCTCCCCTGTTCCCGACGATGCCTGCGACACTTGACGCACTCCATGAGCTTCCGGCAGTGGTGGCGCAGTTCCTCGCCGTGGCCATCGTCAACGTCGGTTCATTGGATCCTCAAACAAAAAAAGCCTCTACCTCCTTGCCCATGGCGGGTGGCGAGAGCGGGTTGACTGCGACCGCTGTTCCGGCAACGACGACCTGAAACGCTACCTCGGATGCGACGCCGAGGGCGAACTGGAAATGGAGATCGAAGGCGAGATGATTCACAGGTGCCCTATTGCCCTCATCCACGAAAGCCCCACGGCGGGCGCCATCGCCTCCTTCTTCGCGGCATTCGAGACGGGCAACCTTGCCACTCTGCTCGACGGCCAACCGACCGCCGCCCTGAGCGAGGGGCTCGCCTATCTCCATGGCGAAGTGGGACGGCGAATAGGAGGGGGCAATGCCTGATCCGCGAACAATATGGAAGGTAAGCGTCGATAAAGACGGGGCACTCAAGAGCTTCTCTGCCATCGAAGACAGCATCGCCAAGATGGCCAAGCAGCAACAGACCGCATTCAAGGCCTTCAAGTCCAGCATGACCGAAATCAACTCGGCCATCGGAATCGGCCGACAGGCCATCCAGGCGCTTGGAGCGGCCATTGATCTCGTTATCGAAGGTGAGAAAGTCTCGAATTATGCCAATGCCTTCTTTGGAATCTCGACCGCCGCAAAGGAAGCCTACGACACCATCAAGGCCAACTCGTTCGGCCTCCTCGCTGAAACGGACATCCTGAAAGCCGCACAGGCTTACGAGCGGAGCGGCGCCGAGTTGAAGGACTTCAAGGAGCTGTCGGAGCTGGCCTTCAAGACGAGCCTTGCCAACATGGCCGAATACGACGCCGTGCTCAAGGACGTCACGAAATCCTTGAAGGACGGCAACGCTGCGGGCCTTGAACAGTACGGCATCACGGTTGACCTATCCAAGGCGTTCAACAAGTATGCCGAGTCAATCGGCGTGTCCGTTGAGGCGCTCACTCAAGAGCAGAAGGCGACCGCTGCGACCGCCGCAATCGCCGCAGAGATGAACGCCGAATTCGGCAAGGTGGACCTCGCCAACGCCAACACCGAAATGCAGAAGTTGACGAAGGCGTGGGACTCCCTGCGGCAGACGCTCCTTGCCCTCATGGTCTCGACCTTGGAGCCGATGCTGAAAAAGATGGAGGCCATGGGGCTCGTCAAAAAAGAGTGGAGCCCCGAAGAGCTCTCTGCTCAGGTCATCAAGAATTACGGGCAGACGACGGTCGGTGACCTTCAAAAAAAGGGCGTGTCTATCCAACAGGTCAAGGACGCACAGAAGGCCGTGGCAAGCGGCATGTCGGCAGTGGACGCCCTGAATCAGTACATCTATAAGACACAAGAGTCAGTCGTTGAAGTGGCCGCGGTGATGCCGTTCGGCAGCCTCAAGGAAGCCGACGAGGCAATGAGCACATGGGAGGCTGGCAAGGCGAAGATCGGCATGGGCAAGCCCAAGGAGGACCCTCTCGCCAAGGTCCACGCCGAGATGGAGGCATACAGCGAGGCCATCCTTGAAGGCGAACGGCAGAAGGGCGAGGACAAGCTCGCTGCCGATGCAGAGATGCAGATGCTGGAGCTGCAGGGTATCCGGGATTTCGAGGATGCCAAACTACAGATCCTCTCCGACGCCCGCGACCAAGAGACGGCCATCAACGCCGAGCTCTGGGCAGCCAAGGAAGCCGAGATCCAGACCTGGATTACCTACGCATCCACCCTCGATGCCGTAGCCGGAAGCGTACAAGGTGCCATCGCAGCGGTCACCGGCAGCAAGAAGGCAGAGGTTGCAGCCATCATCGCTACATCGGCAATCAAGGCCATCTACGAAGGCGCCGAGTCAATCGGTTCTTTCGCTCTCGGGAACATCCCCGCGGGCATCGCACATGCCGCCGCTGCGGTGCAATATGGAATCGTGGCAGGTTCCAACATCGCCAACTTTGGAGCGCTCACGAAGGGCACGACGACGCCGAAGAAGGACCAAGGGACGCCGTCGGGGATGGGGACGGGTAAGGCGTCGTTATCGAGCCAGGGCACGACGCCGCAAGCGGTCGCCCCTGTCTATGTCATCTTCAACGGTGACGTGGTCGGCCCCTCTGGCAACAAGCAGTGGCTGTTCGATGAGATCAACAAGGGCGTTCGCAATGGTTCCCGCTTCTCGAGCAAAGCCATCGGGACAAGCGGGGCAGGGCTATGAGTCGCTGCCGCATAGCACCAGGTTACACGTTCAAGGCAGACGTGACGATGACCGCGTCCTATGACGGAGGCGCCCCCGTCAACGTGGCATTCTCCGCGCTCGAGCATTTTGACACCATAGACGACCTCCTCTCTGAGTGGGAGGACCGGGTTGCTACGGCCATCGGGGCGGGCTTCTCGTCCTACGTTGATCTCTCTGTGAACATTGGCAGGGTGGTTGCAGCTGTCGGCGCACTGCACACCATCTCAATCGTTTGGGGTGTCGGTGCCGAGAACGTTCGGCTCCGTAACTATCTCGGCTGGGCTGCCGACCTTGCCCCTGCCGCGATGGTCTTTCAGGCCCCCGTGGTTCACCTGGGGGCATGGTACCCCCTCCATGATGGAGCCCTCGTTGACCGTCTCATCTCGACGTCTGGCCTATATCATGGCGGCCGTGCGAATACGACGTCATCGGTCGGCATTGGGCCGCAGTTGACCCGACCGAGTAGTTTGACGTTCAACGTATCCATGGTGACGCATGCCGCATGGACCGAGATGACCGACTTCCGCTCAGCGTTCGCACATGTGCTCGACGGCGAGACATTCGGCGTATGGCCGGAATATGATGTCGCGACGCACGACGTTTACCGCCTCGCACCAGAGACGGATACCCTCTCCTTCGCTATGGACATGCCGCCCAATGATTCCCGGTGGACGGCGTCGTTCGCTGTGTGGAAGGAGGCGATATGAGTTCGGCCTTCTTCACCCATGTGCAGTGGACCCCTGCCACCAACTGGATCACCCTTGATGGCGCCGATTATTACCTCCCCTTGACCGTTGTGGAGACGACGCCCATTGATGTCGAGACGGCCATCAACCTCGCAATCGCAGGCTCCGGTGTGGCGTGTGCCTGGTCCTATGTTCTCGGCACCTATACCTTCGCCGCTGCCGGTATTTTCGCCCTGGAGCTCCACGGGCACCTTGCTCAGTTGCTCGGGTTTTCCACTCAGATCTGGGGCGCCGCCGCCGTCTACCAGAGCGACCAGGTGCCGTCCAATTGGTTCCGAGATACCTTCTCTATCCAGAGCTATTCCTACGAGTGGTATTGGCGCCGTGGCGCCGCCGTCCAGGGTGACCACTACCGCGCCGAGAATGTTTCCGGTCCTGGCGTCAGAATGACACTTGACCTCCTTGTTGATTCGACCCAACTCGTCAACGCCCGCGCATGGCTCTCGGACGCACTCAGGAGGCGACAGGTAACGTTCTGGTTCCTCCCGGCTACGCCCGCCGCAGTCTGGTCCTACGCTGCATTCTACGGCCGTCGTGAGCATTGCCTTTTGACGTCAGGTCAGATCGACGAATGGCGACCATCGGGACGAGTGGACCGGCTCTATTCCGCCTCGCTCACGCTGGAGGTGCTAGATGCTACTTGATCAAGACTGGCACGACCTCCTACCGCTTCCGACCGGCCATTGGGCGGCCCTGCTGCAGATCGAGGGCATACCCTATACCTTCTGCACACACACCCTGGAGAACATTGAATTAGAGAACGTCGTCACCATTGAGATCGGGAAGGAGAACTACGGCAACCGGCGCATGTTGGCACCGGAAATCGCCGCTCCGACTCCCGCCCTGTCGATGGGCTCAGGCATCGTCCAGCCGGTCAATACCTCGTTCCGATTGGTTGACGACCAAACCGATTTCTTGTTGTCCTACTTCCGCATGATCGGCGCAAACAAGACCCGTCTTACCATCTCGTCATCGGCCGCCCAGAACGTCATGGACGTGGTTTCCACCGCAGGGTTCACGGTGCCAGGCACCATCTATCTAGGCCGTGAAACGATGACCGCAGGCGCCGCCGCAGCCGCTCAATTCCAGAACGTGACAAGAGGCCTCTGGGGTTCACTCGCTACGAATTCAGTTGTAACGCCAAACTATTCTATCGAGGCGACGCAGATAAGTGACTCGGCCATCTCCGATTATCCCCGCGTGTGGAAGGGGCGCTGGGTGCGCCTTTGGATTATCGCCCTGTCCGACATCACAGACGACGGCGTGGGCATCCTGTACGACCCGCTGTGCACCACGGCTACCTACGAGATTGACGCCACGCAATGGGCATGGAACGCATGGACGGGCACGATTGACGACCTCTCTCCCGATGACAACTTCGTCTCGTTGACGCTCGATTGCCGCGACATCGTCGGTACTCTCTACTCGAATGTAAAAGCAAACTCTGCCAAGGGTACCCTCTGGGTTCCGCAAGAGGCGATGATCTATATCCCGGTCAATGCAAATAGAATGCAAATAGAGTTTTCGCAGAAACGAGACACTCCAACCGGTGCTCCGGTAAATATCGGCGTCTGTACGATTGTGTTCCCTCAGGTGGCATGGATTTCGTATGCCGAGTTTAAATATCAGTTGCAATCTCAAATAGATACATGGTGCCTCGCCAACTTCCCCATAACCGGAGCAGCGATTGATTATGCGTCAACTCTTGTCGAGTACGACGCGACCGACGGCGCTCGCAAACTTACGATTACAATCAATACAATCGACGGCCTGAACTATGATTACACTGGATATATTCGCGAGTCGGTTGATTTACTTCCGCTTCCCTTCCGAGTGCCAAACGGGGGCTTTTCCGAGGCTGGTCCGAACGGAGCGAGTCAGTATTTCTTTTGGGAGATCCAGAGCATCAAAGATTACTACGTCGCCCCGACTGCCGATGTGATTTATATCACAACCGACGACATCACGGCATGGCCGATGTGGGGTACCCTCGATACCGATGATGCCTATGTGGTCATGCAGAGCGAGTCAGGATATGCCGAGTTGTTTATGTACCGCGGCACACCGACCACAACTGCCTACACCGGCGTCTATGCCCTGAACATTCCGCCCGGCGGCAGAGGACGGGCGGGGACGGTAGCACGGACGCTGATATGGATGGGTACCGATCTGCCCACGGGTGAGTGGTACCAGCTCTCGCAATTCCTCCCCGGCTTTTTGTCATCAGGCGATCCCATCTGGAACTTGTCCAAGGTCCAACTTGCGACCGTCGTTTATCAGCCCGTGAACTTTTGGACTGCCGCAATCGGGCTTGCCGTTGGCACCAAGGGCAACCTCAATAACGGTGCACTCGACGGCACCTTCGCCGATGCAGGGCTGGCCATTCAGGAGCGGCATTTTGACACCGGGGCGTTCACTAGGTTGACGGTGACCGACTGCGATTTTGCCCTTCGATTTTTCCTGACGAACGACATCGACTTCGCCGATTTCCTCGGTGATCATGCCATGTTCGGCGGCCGCCCCATCGGATCGAAACAGGTGGGGCAGTACTACCAGATCTCGCCTATCGACCCGACCGGCATCATTGCTCCTGACATCCAATTGGACGAGGATGACTGTCTCTGGATTGAGTCGCCGCGCATTATCGGCATGGGTGCGATCGTCAACACCATCCGCGCCAAACTCAATTATGACCCGGTGGCAAACAAATATACCGAGCCAGGAATATCCCTTGTTCAGCTCTCCTCGGTCGCTGACCACGGGCAGGGTGAAACGCTCGAAATCCGGGCTATGGGGTTCGGTATCGACCTGGCAACACAGATGTGCTTTGCATCCCTCCGTGCCGCCGAGATCTTCTCCCGCCTCTCCCGTCCCCGCTATCGACTCCGGGTAGCACTCGGCCCCATCGGGTGGAAAATCTCCCCGGGTGATTGCATCGCTGTCACGCACTCGGCAGTCTGGAACGTGGATGGCACACGGGGCATTTCGGCAACGCCCTTCCTCGTCATACAGAACGAACGCACCTACATGGGAGAAGGCCCCTCATCCATCCTCACGCTCGAGCGTCGCCTTGACATTCAGGCGACCTACTGGAGCCCGTCCGGTCTGGTGTCAAACATCGCAGCCGGTCGAGTGGATATCACCATCGCGGCAAACACCTATACCACGGCCGGAGAGGGCATCTCTGACTACCAGTTTTTTGAGACCGGGTACGCCATCAATTTCTACAACCAGCGGCTCAATGCCTTCTTCCCTGCCGTCATCAACAACCGGGTGGCAGGGGTAATCACAATCAACGCAGCACTCCCCGCTCCATGGGTGGTAGGCGATGTAATCATTGTGTTTTACGACGACTGGACGAACCAGAGTGTTGACCAGCGGCTCCGGTCAATTTCGCAGTCCAGTCCGACCGGGTACGTCTCGGGGACCACGGAGGGATACCAATGGGCTTGACCTATCCAGCGGCCTACCAGCCGATCTCGACGGGCGACCTCGTCTCGGGTCGGTACGTCCGTCAGGACATCACCGAAAAGATGATGGAAAACTACAACCGTGCGCTCGGCAACTACGGCCGGACGCTCTGCAATCAGCAACTGTGCGGTTCGACGGCTTTGGTCAACTACGCCCCCTTCCAGCAGACGGGCGCATTGACGGCGGGCTATACCCAAATATGGAGCCTGTACAATGAGTGGTCGCTTGACTTCGCATCCATCACGGCGAGCGTCACAGCCTATGCGGTTGGCGGAAACGTCACGGCCCGCATGTTCATCGCCGCTGCAGCAACCGGAGCGCAAGTCTTCCTGAATGGTGTGTGGATGACTCTCACTTTTACGATTCCCCGCGGCGTGGTCAACCCTGCCCCCATCGGTCTCCAAGCGCTCGGTAACGGGCTCAATCTCCGGGTGTCAAACGTCCGTCTCCTCTTCACCCCCCGAGCGTCTCCCCTTCCGGCTGGCGCCATGGCCTCAAGCGGAGCGGTGCCCATGGAACTGAACCTTGCCGCTCAGGGTGAGCCGCTCTCGAATTGGATGCACCAACAGATGCACGCCGGGTTGAAGGGTATTGTCCGTCAACGCCCAACGTTCTGGAGCTTCTGCGGCCTGCATGACACGCACGGCGCAGCCCGATTTGAGAATTACTTCACAGTCACAGGCACCACACAGACAGAACTGTACCGCATCCGCATTCGCAGCCGTGCCCCCAAGGTGAAGGTTTACGGGCTCGCCTCGGTTGCAGCCGCGGGCAGCATCTGCACTCTCGTTGTCAGGGACGAGGCGACGAATGACATGGTGTCAAATAACTTCGCCATCCCAGCCGCTCTGACGTCGGCCGACTGGCTCTCCTTGGGGCAGCTCGATGTGCGGCAGAACAGGTACGACCGGCTCATCGTGGAGCCCATGATGAACGCAGCGGTCGGTACGGGCTATCTGTACGGCCTTTGCATCCGGGAGGACTGGACATGAGCACCAAGATCAACCCGTGGGCAGAGCCGACGGCGGTCACGATCCGAAACAACGAGGTTGGGCGTGGTATCTCTGCGGCGCATCTCGACCTTGACGAAGTGACGGTGTATGCCGGCCATAAGATTCAGCATTTGTGCCACGTCTCCCCGCTTCGCATCGTCGCCGGAAGTGGCACGACCTACACGATCGAGTTGCTCGTGTCGCCATTCACGGACTACTTGCACTTCTGGCTTGACACCAGGGTCGATGTTCCGAACACGAACGCCTATATCGATATATCGTCCCCGGCGTCGGCGAACACGTCAAGGCTCTATTTCTCGGGCAACCAGGAGCTTGAAACAGGGGAGTACCAGAGCGCCGTCAACGACCTACCCCAGCACCTCCTGGTGTCAGTGGGGGCGGCCGAGACGCTCGTTCAGATCACGCTCACGCCGTCCGTAGCACCGGCCCCGGCGTACAACGCTCGCATCGTGGCTTGTATGGTAGAAGAGTTGTGCTACAATGAACACAATCGGAACTTGATTTGACGTTCCAATTATTTGAGGAGCCAATCATGGAGACATCAATTTTCAATCCGGCGGCAACCACAACGACCTGGGTGACGAAGGGTAGCGGCACCAAGACCCTCCCCATCGAGGGCGAGGCATCCCTTGCCCCCTGGCATCGAATCGAGATATGGTCCGACACCTGGGACACGACGGGCCTCGATTATGACTACGTGCGCGTCTCGACCTCAGACGGCTACGTCACGACCGACCAAGGGATCTTCCGTGAGAACCGAGCCATCGTCGTACGCGGACCGCTGACGGCAGTCTATATCGCTGAAACGCATCTCAAAGCCGCATCAGCCACGGCGGTCAAGTGCCGCATCCAGTCGGGCGGTGCCGACCTCGCCTGTAGCACCCGATTCGTCAAGGCCCGCTCCGTCATCGCAGGCGACCATGTCGGCACTGTGATAGACCTTCCGGATTGCCTCGAAAACAACAACGGCATCGAGGGATATACGGAGTTCCACGTCACGAGCAATCTGTGGGGTGTCGGGTCTTCGGCGGCGTTCACGGCCATCTATCCCAGCGGGCAAACCGACCTCTTCTGGACAGCGACGACCAACGATGACGACCTCTCATTTTTCCTCTCGAATCCATCCATGGGCGGGCTGACCGTTACCACGGCCGGCAGCGGCGTCAACCAGATGTACTACGTCGAGACGTGCTCACGAGTTCAAAACGACTAAGGAGACCATCATGGCAACGAAAAAATCGAGCAGCATGGAAGCAGAAAGCAAGGGCTTCACCGACATCTACAAGGCCGAAATGGACGCACTCACCAAGCGGGACAAGGCGCCGATGGGGGTCTATCATCAGGTCGAAGCGCTCTTGAAAATCGTCAAGGCGCTGTGGGAGAAGGTGGCGCCATGACCAAATCAAAAAACTGGTGGGAATCCAAAGCGATGTGGGCGGGCCTCGTCACCGCCCTCATCGGCCTCGTCCTCATCCTGACCGAGCATTCCGAGGCGGGCTGGGCGCTCCTGTTCAGCGGCTGCCAACAGGCGGGACTAAGGGCAATTACTGAGGCACCATTGAAGGGGAAATAACATGATCAGACCTCTCAACATCGTCTTCGCCGCCCTTTGCCACACCGCCTATCCGGGCATGTACGGCGGCCATGATTGGCCTGATACCGACGACTGGTATCTCGACGCAGCGGGCGAAAGGGTATGGTGGAAATGATGGCAAACGCTACAATCACAGTCACGACCCATCTCGATTATGCGGTCGGTTGCAGCAAGCACCGATTCGCGGCACGGTGGACGCTCAACATAGGCGGCAACGAGTCAAGGTGCCTCATCTGGGCACATCGGACGCTTGCCCGGCACGGCAGACGCCTTGCAACGCACCGCGTAAAAGGCAAATAGTATGGACGTCAAACAATCAACGGAGGAAGACATGGAAAAGATCATGGATTTTGGCGACGCTATCAGGGCCCTCAAAGAGGGCAAACGGGTGGCAAGGGATGGTTGGAACGGCAAAGGAATGTGGCTCTGCTACATGTCCGGCGTAACCATTCCCGAAGGCATCGTCAACGGCAGGACGAAGAAATTCGTGCCATCGGGCGACCTCGTCTGTCAGCCCTATATCGTGATGTGGACGGCGCAAGGCCTCTGGCAGCCCGGCTGGCTCGCATCGCAGGCCGACATCCTCGCGGAGGATTGGTGCATCGTCGAATAGGAGGCTTTTAGTATGGACGTCAAACGACTTCAAACGCACCTGTCTCTACTCGGCTACTACCCGACCCGGTGCCGAATTGACGGCATCATAGGCCGTTACACGAAGGCAGGCCTGCGGGCCCTACAACTCGACATGATTGCCGACGGCGCCATTGCCCCCCATCTCTGCGATTATAGGGATTCCCTTGATTTCGAGCCGACAGACGCACAAGCCGCCATCGTCGAATCGTACTACACCAACGCCCTCGCCAAGCGTCTCCCCTCCCTCAATGCAGCCCCCGAAAAAGTGTCCATCCCCGACGCCCTCAGAGGCGTTGACGTGCCCGCTCAGCTCGTGCAAGCCATCCTCCATCACGAATCGGCAAGCGGCCACTGGCACGCCATGCTTGACCCTGATGGCAAGGCGATATGGATCCCTCGGTATGGCGTGGACTACGTCGGCAGCGACCCCCGCAAGCCGGGTGCCGACTGCGTTGCCCCGTGGATCAAGAGCCGCGGATGGGGACTCGGTCAGATCACCCCGCCGGGCGACCGCTCCCTCCCGCCTCGTGACCACCTCGTCACCGGAATCCCTGGTCGCTGGCCGTGTTGGGTGACGGACTGGGCGGCAAACGTCCGGGCGAGCTGTACGATCCTCCAGGTGTTCCGGCACGACTCGAAAATCAAGCTCGAATGCGAGGGCGTGGGCAGGTACGACTGCAGGTGGTGCCGCAACTGCGGACACCCGAAACAGTGCCCCTGGTGGGCTGCAGCGAGGCGGTACGCCGGGAGCGGGGCAGGGGCGGACCGGGCGGTGGATGAGTTCTGCGACGTGCTACGAGACTTGGCAGACGGGGGTGGTAAGTAACAATCAACTCTCGGTGCTTGGCACCATGAAGTGGGAGGAAACCATGGACAGCGAAACAAGAGCATTCATTCAGACAATGAAGGAAGATATAGACGAGATCAAAAAGGACGTCAAGGCGCTCGCTGAGTGCGTGGCTTCGCTCAAGGCGTGGCGTGGCTGGATGATGGGAGCCCTTGCGGGATTCGGTGCACTGGGAGGCATCGGCGGCGTGCTCGCCATCATGCAGGCGCTGAAATAGCCACCCACCTAAGCCCCCTCTCCCCCGTCTCGACCCGCCCAGACACGCACACGTCAGCGACGCCTTGTGCGTCCAACCAATAGACTTCGCATGTCTCCCCCTCTCGCTTCCGCCACCAAGCGATCCGCCTGACGTCCGACACCTTCTTCGACCCATCAGGCCAGTACCACGGGCAGGCCAGCCCTATCCTCGCAATGCACGCGGTCGCCTCGTCTATCCAGGGTTGTGCATCGCACCACGTCCGAGCCCCGATTCGGAGCACCACCCGGCTCCCGTCGTGCCCTTCGACGTGCCTCTTACTGCGTTTCTGAGGGTTGCACGGCCGGATGCCCCGGACCGGCAGCGGTATCGACTCGATGGGCACGCCGGACGCCTCTGAGAGTTTGCGAGCCACTGCCCTCGAGCACGCCTCCCGACTGCCATCGAGGATGTCCCGGAGGGTGTTTTTCGTGATCCCGCTCTGCCGGCATGCCTCGGCTAGTGATGAGAGGCCGTCCGCCCACGATCTGAGTGCTTCGATCCAGCTCATAGTCCCTCCTCTCCGAAAATGGACATTTGGCAGTCATCCAGCTCGGGCATGCGGTCGTTGACGTGATGCGCCCACCAATCCCAGAGGTCGGCGGGCGTCGGAAATAGACTCCGCGTCGATTGCCGCGCCGACCATGCTGCATCACATCCATGGTGCCAAAGGCGAGCGATGCGGGGCCACCTTTCCCACTCTATCTCTCTCTGCCCCTGCCTTGTCAGCGGACACCCCACGCACCCCAAACGGCTGAACCCTTCATCGTAGAGTCCGCAATAGGGCAGGTGTTCGGCCCGAATAAACTCCCACACCGCCCAATCAGGCCAATAGATGATCGGGTTGATCATTTCGGCCCGTCCGATGATCTTCAGAAATCCGGTGCTTTGCCGGGCTCGCCGGGCCGACTCGGCAGCGCGGACGCCCAAGAGGATGCGACGGCCGTCATTCCGCATCGAGCCCTCTTTGTACTCGCTGCAGCACCACCTCCGGAACCGAGTCGGCACGCCGTGGTAAGCGATCCTCGTCCACAACCCGCCCCATTTCGGCACGTCAAAAACCACGTCGGGATGCTGCCGGTGGATGTACCGCACGAGCTCCGGAGGATCGACCGTGGTAACGTGGTAGTGCCACTCGACCGGCACCCCTGCCATCCGAGCGAGTGCCTTGATCGCGGTCGAATCCTTGCCACCCGAGAATCCCCCGACGTACCCTGCGCCGCTGAACTGCCGGATCGCTGAGACGGCCGACTCGACCCACCAACCGAGCGGGCGGTCGAATCCATCAAGGCATAGCTGGTCCATCATAGTCCCTCCGTTCCCCACCGCTCCATATTGCGGTTGTACTCTGTGGGCTCCAGCTCCTCCGGTTCGTCCGGCAGCTCCAGCCGTGCCTCCTCCTCAACGAGCGGGCAGTCAATCGGCCGGCGTCGGCGCATGCATTGGCCCTGGAAATTCTCGTGTTTACAGCTTCCTGTCATGCACATGATGCCCTCCTGAATGCTGCGACTTCTTCCGCTCTGAGTTGCTTGCCCGGCGGTATCGCGGGTGCATTCTCCCATGTATGCCACTTGTCGCCATATGATTTAAATCGGTTTTCTGTACCATCTGACGGTTGCCACGTAACGAAATAAACTCCGAACCGTTTGCTGTTTTTTTCAATGATTGTCATGTCTCCCACCTCAATCATATAGTTTGAACGCAATGGCCCCATGAGGGGCGTAGCGGGTCGATCCCGCTCTCTCGAATTCGCTCACGTCATCCAGCCGGAACACGATGCCGTCGATGTCGTAGGGGCGGGAGTAGGCACAGACTCGGGCAATGACGCCTTCCGGCTCGTCAACGACCGTCCATGTCGGCACCGTCTCGAACCCCATCAATCGGCATGCTGTCATCCGGTCTCTCCACATCCCCGGCACCCCGTCCAGGTCATACGCCACGAATCGAAGCTCCTTGCACGTCTCGCTGCATGCTCTCACCGCTGCCGACGCCGCCTCCCGCGGTCGCCTGCCATGAGCCGCGAGGAGGGGCATATAGATCTCCCCTCGTACCTCGCACGGGTAGAAGATCCGGCTGGGTATGCCCGGTATCCGCATCACGGAAGCGGTGTAGTCCATACCCGAGCGGCTCACCGCCTCGTACAGCCGCCCCGTGTCGTCGTACCGGAGAGCGATGGCCATGCCGTCAACCTTCGGGCTGGCGACGACCATGCCATCGTAGTTCGATGCCCATTCGAGCCAATAGGAGAGCTCGGCGTGAGAGTAGGCTTTGTTGAGGGAGAGCATAGGTGCGTTCATGGTCGGTTTCTTTCGTTCGTTCGCTTCGTACAGGGCGCACGGCTTACAATCGCCATAACTGTGTCCCCAGCACCACCGGCAATAATCCCGCTGTTGTCGCTCGTTCATGTCGGTTTTTTGGGTCTCGTTGATCACCGACATCCTCCTCAGAGGGGCGGTTTCCCGCCCCGGAATGGGTTGCTAATAGCGGACCGTCTCGAATGACGCCGGGACGGTTCCGTTGTCGATCATTATCACGGGCTCAAGCGCATAGATGTCTTTGCCCGTCGCTGCATCTATATCGATGACTCTCTGTAGGTAGCAACCGTAATGCCAGCATCCGTTGTCGGTTATGCCTTTGGAGAAAAGTCTGTAGTATCCGACTTGATGGAGCGACAGGTAAAGAGATCTTCCTTTCTGCTCAAACATTTCAGTCTTCGTTCCGCTCCAAAATTGTACCCTCATCGTCGTCTCCTCCGTTGAAGCGGGGCGGCTTTCCCGCCCCTGGTTTCATGGCCGCCTCCTTTCGTTTGAGGAGTCGGTTTCAATCGTACCTTTATATACATGCACGCCCCATGCCAACCGCCTCGAAATCGTCAACTCATTGAAATCATTGCGATTCCAATGTTAGAACGTTCTAACTTTCGGCTTGCCTCTGTCACAAGCTGAAACACTCAGTCAAAAATGGTGCTTCAAAACTAGAATCGTAAACGAGTTCAAGAGGTTGCGAGCCGATTCGCCGGCGAATTAGGCCGTTTCGCTCGAATGTCGTGGTTCAAAATGCGACTGGGAAAAGGAAGGCGAAGACGAAAAGCGCAATGAAATCAAGTGGTTGTCGTTTTGTTCAAGGTTGGCATGCAGCGTGCATATAAGTAAGGTGTGACGACGAGAAGCAAACGAACAGGGAGAACGAAGATGAACACGAACACGAACACGATGCCCGACGATGACGATGCCCCCGCAACCCGTTCCTCTATGCGCTCGATGGATGTCGATTGCGTGGTGGCCCGTGGCTCGGCCAAGGATGGCTGGTGCGCTCATGTCGTGCGTATCGGTGGCGAGTACGGCATCGTGCGTAGCTTCATGCAGACGAGCTCCGAAGTAGCGAGTAAAAAGGGCAATGATATGATGCACTATACCATCCAGACGGAGGGCGTGTATGAGTGCCAGGACGCAGCCAAGGGCCGACAGTATCGAGTGTATCGCATCCGAGACGGCAAGGCGGGCTATGCGTGTGTGGGCAAGATGAGGGCTACCGAGATCGTCCGCCTGACCGCCCACCGCGGCATGTCAATGATCGCCGCCGCCGATGCAACGGCACACATCCAGGGCTGACATTCACCCAGGGCTTCGGCCCTCAAAGGAGACGACGATGTACCGAATACCGACGACGATGCCCGTGCCTCTCGATTTCGACACCCTCGATGAAGCCATGCAGGTATGCTGGGAGAGGGCCAAGGAACAGGCTACAGACGAGGGTATCGACCCCGACGACCTGGCAGAGTACGAAGAAAACGACGGCTCTAAATGGGGCGTGTGCCCCGCCAACAACGACGGCGCCTATTGGCCGTGCGTGAGGAGGGTGGCATGATTGCGACGGGCTATGGTTTCGGTTACGGTGACGGTGACGGTTACGGTTACGGTTACGGTGACAGTTACGGTAACGGTGACGGTTACGGTGACGGTTACGGTGACGGTTCCGGTTACGGTGACGGTTACGGTTACGGTGACGGTTACGGTTACGGTGACGGTGACGGTTCCGGTTACGGTTACGGTTACGGTTACGGTTACGGTGACGGTTACGGTTACGGTGACGGTTGCAGCGAGATCCTCATCTCAGAGCCTGGCATGCTCGCCTATCACTGGATCGTCTCCGACGGACAGGGTGGATACCGCACGCGGACGGGTGGCATGGTGCGACAGGGCGAGACGCTGCACGAGGAGGCACTGTGTCTGTGTGAGCACGGTCTGCATGCCTCTCTGAGCCCGCAGGACGCCGAGCGATGGGCGCCGGATGGATCGGTGCTCACGGAGGTGAGAGTTTGGGGACGAGTAATAGTGGACAAAGATAAATTGGTGGCTCAAAACAGACAGATAATAAAGGAAATTCCGTATGAAAAAGCAAAGTAAAAAAGGTGTTTTCGTGGTCGTGTCAACCGATAAGAAAGGGGTTTTCGGGGGCGTGCAAGATCCCGATAATGATCACATCCTGCATGATGCACACATGGCCGTGTACTGGTCCGCGGCGACGCACGGATTCGGCGGGCTCGCGTCTATCGGACCCCAGTTAGGATCGAAAATCAGTCCGCCCATTCCCGATCTCCGCATCGTCGGAGAGATCACGGCAGTCTGCACATGTACACCCGAGGCCGAGGCCGCCTGGCGGTCGTGCCCCTGGGCATAAGGAGACCCTATGAAAGGCTTCATAGAGATCGTGGCCGCAGGACGGCCCAAATCAGTGTTACAGTGGGCAGTCGGCCTCATCGGCCCGACGATGCCCTTCCGGTTCGCCCCCGGAGTCGAGTTCGTACTCAGGAACACCGGCAAGCAAGACCTCGAATGCGTCGCGACGTTCACCCCGGATGCCGATGCCGAGTACCGCAAGGCCCGTGAGAGGGCAACGGACGCCGGGATCCTCATCTCGACGGCAGAGATACCGGGAGACACGGACGACCTCAACACCGACGGGTGGAGCACACGGGAAGTGACTCGGCCATTGGAGGTCGGGGAGACAATCAAGGCGGGAGATATCTACAAGGACGGCCACGGCAGATGGCAGGAGGTGCAGCCATGAGCCTCACCCCTGAACAGCTCACCCTCCGCATGCAGGGCATCACCGGCAGCGAAATCGCAACCGTGGCGGGGCTCGGCAAGGGCTCACTGTGGAGCATCTGGGCGGCCAAGATGGGCGCGGCTATCGAGGTGGAAGACAACCCGGCCATGATCGAGGGTCGCCACTACGAGCCCGCCCTGGTCGAGTGGGTAAGACTGTACCATCCGAGGCACGCAGGACAGCCGATCCTCTGGACGGGTGACGGCCAGAGGACCATCCAGAGCAAGCGGCACCCCCTTGTGATTGCGACTCCCGACGGAGTGGTAGTCGAAGATATCGACCTCTTCAATTGCGGGCAAATCGCCTGCATCGAGGCCAAGAAGCCCTCTCGTCACACCTGGCACGAGTGGAGTGAGGACGAGTACCCCATTCAGTACTCGTGCCAATGCACCTGGGAGGCCGCCGCTTGCGAGGTCCCCGAGACGATCCTTGTGGCACACGTCATCGACCGCACGCAGATGTACGATGTGCCCTTCGACGCCGAGCTCTTCGGCTACCTTCTGGAAGAGGCCGAACGCTTCTGGCGTGACTACGTTCTCACCCGGACACCCCCGCCCGTTGACGGCTCACGGCAGGCTTCCGAGTGGCTGCAACGGCGGTTCCCCAAGCAGGAAGAGGGGAAGGTGATGGAGGCAGGGGAACTGCTGCGGCAGAGGATAGACCTCCTGCGGTTCTATGAGGGCAACCTAGCGACGGCAAAGGACAACGTGGCACTGATACAGAACGAGATCAAGGAGGCCATGGGAGACGCTGAGCTGCTCAGGGCGGGGGAGGATTGGATCAAGTGGAAGAGGGCGAAGGATTCAAGGGTACTGGACGTGAAGGCGGCACGGGCCCTCCTGGTGGAGCTGGGGCGGCTGGAAGAATGCGAGGTGAAGAGGGAGGGCGGGAGAAGGATGACGAAATCATGGACAAAGGAGGAAAAGTAAGATGGAACTAGCAACGTGTTCAAAATGTAAAAACTATGAGAATGTAAAATCTGCATACCAGACGGACAACGAAAGAGGAGTGGATTATTGTCTATTCAAGAAGAAGCATATACAGTTTTGCCAAGGCAAATTAACCTGTCCGCATTTTATCGGAATGCCTTGGATAGAGGAGGACAAACAGAGTGAACAAGAAAACAAATGGATCGAAAAATGGATCGTCATCACTCCTGACATGGCAAAGGAATGGCTCGGCAGAAACGTCACGAACCGTCGAACATCCGAGCGGCACGTCAAGATGTTGGCCGCAGACATGAAGGCAGGCCGATGGCAACGGAGTCATCAGGGCATCCGGATCAACCGGAAGAACGAAATTGTTGACGGGCAGCACCGGCTCCTTGCCATAATAGAGGCCGGCGTTCCGATAGAAATGCACGTCACGTTCACCGACACGGACGAAACAGCCCTCCATATGATGATTGATGTCGGCATGAAGCGTTCCGATGCAGTCGTCATCGGGAAAAACATCTCCATCGTCTCCATTGCCAAGCGCATATTGACCCTGAGCGACGACAAGAAGAGTCTTTCCGCTGCAGCCAACTATGCCAAGTCTTCAGGTTTCGATATGGCATCAACAGAGAAGGTAATCGCCGACGTTGAAGCGTGCGACCAGATATACGGAGTGGTGGGTATGTCGAAAGTGATGCGTCACCCTATACCAGGAACGGTACTCAGGACGGCGCTAATGGACAAAGAGTCAGAGCGACCGGCGCTCGTTGCGTTGGCGGCGCTAAAGGGTCAGGGCCGACCTGGGACGCCTGTACTCAGGTCGATAGACAGTGATTATGTAAATCGCATGGGCGCTTTCGCAGACAGGGGGGCGTCGAGACTGGACGGAGACAGGCTCATTCTTAGTTACGATTACTTCACTGCGGCACCAGAAAGAGTGATCTTGCGAGTGATCGGAGACGGCGAAAAAAGAGATGCAAAAATCGCCGAGATCCGACAGTGGATTAAGCGCATTTGGAAGATCGAATAGTTCGAACATCAAGGTACGTTTTTTCGGAGTATAAAAAATAATATACTCCCGGAAAGTGTACCTCAACCAAGGAGACGACATGACAGAGGCATTACAGAGGTACGAGAGCAGGGGCTTCCTTGCCCCGGTGATGACCATCGAGCAGGCCCTTCAAGGGTACCAACTCAAAAAGGATCTCATATCGAGAATCTTCAAAAAGGAGGTGGACTACGGCACGATTCCGGGCAGCAAAAAGGACTCCCTCTTCAAGGCAGGTGCCGAAAAGGCAATCAACTTTTTCGGGCTCACAAACCGCTTTGTCGGGGTCGAGACCATCGAGGATTGGACGGGCAAGGACCACAGTGGCGAGCCTTTCTTCTACTATCGGCAGTCGTGCGAACTGTCGAGAGACGGTGCCTTCCTGGGGGCCGCCGAAGGCTCATGTTCGAGCTGGGAGAGCAAGTATAGGTACCGCATGGGTGAGCGCCTTTGCCCCGAATGCGGCAAGCCCGCAATCAAGCGAAGCAAGTACGCCCCCAAGGATCGAAAGCTCGGCAGCGAACCGGGGTGGTACTGTTACGACAAGGCCGGCGGGTGCGGTACAGAGTTCGCCGCTTCCGACCCCGAGATCGTCGCCCAGCAGCTCGGCAGGGTGCAAAATCCCGACGTGGCTGACCTCGTCAACACCGTCCTGAAGATGGCCCAGAAGCGCTCCCTGGTGGCTGCCGTGCTCGTGGTCACGGGCATGAGCGACTATTTCACGCAGGACGCGGAAGACTATATCGACGTGCAGGCGGAACCCGTCAAGGCGGCAGCCGACCCCGTCCCCGACGCCCCCAAGCCCTCCCCCATCGAATCGGCCAAGGCGAAGCTCCGGGCTCGCAAGGCCGCAGAGCCCCCGCCCGTGACGCCCCCGGCTCCGGCGCCGACGACGCCCCCGGTGGTTGACGCCCCGCCCCTCCTCTATTGGTCCAAGGCCGTGTCCTACGGCCGCTCCCTGGGGCTCGCAGAGGACGAGGCGATTGACCTCCTGAGCGAGCACGGGTGCGTCCCGACCGTTGCCCCGAGCGATGAGAAGCGCGGTGCCGTGGCGTTCGCAATGGCGCAGCTCGCCGATGCACGCAAGACGGGTAAGCCGACGCTGGGAATCGATAAGGAAGAGGCGGTGGAGCCCATCCAGGACGGATCAGGGTTCCCGGCGAGGGGAGAGGACCTTCTGGCCCTGGTAGGCGAGAGCGCATTCTGGCTCTCGAATCTGAAGCCCCTGGTTCTCGGCACGCTGAAGATGGGCAACAAGCGGGCGGTGAGCATGTGGAAACATATGGACGAGGACCAGGAATTCAGCGAACAACCGACGCCCTCGCTGGCCAGCATGCAGGCGGTCTGCGATGCCGTCAACGAGGCGATTAAGGAGGGGTGAAGATGAAGAGATGGATTGTGAGAACAGACGACAACGGCACGTTCCTGAATTACGGTACTGCCGGGTGGGAGATTAATTCGGCGCGGTGTCTGGTGTATATCTCCGAAGATGCGGCAACGCTGGCCATCTACAGAGCGGACGCACAGAAGCCGTCTCTGCTTGATTGCGGCCTCCGCCCGGTGGAAATCGACATCCCGGAGGCTCCCAAGGGCACCCTAGGGGTGTCATCCAAGCCCGACCCCCTCGAAAAGCTCTCCAAGGCCGTGGCGGATCTCAAAATGGTCCAGGCCCTCCACGGGGAGAGGTTGGACGCGGTGGAAGACAACGCGCACACACCGGAAGACAACGCGCACACACCGGAAGACAGGTGGGATGTGGTGTTTAGCCGATTAAAGGATCTCAAACTGAGCCAAGAGGCCGCAAGCGAACAGTCCACGCGGCTCCTGAACCGCATTGCCACCCTGGAAGCATCAGCAAAGAGCACGGAGCGCCTGTCGCCAGACGTCGGCATGATGGACAAGGATCTGGTGACAATCAAATGTCGCCTCCGATCCCTGGAAGATGCCAACGTGAGTCTCAATCTGAACAAAGAATACGCCCAGAAGGAGATCATCGCACTCGGGATTCAGATCCGCGCCCTCGAATCCTCCCGCCCCGCTCCGGCGCACGGATGGAGGCTGTTGGATCCGGGGGAGAAGACGCAGCCGGGGGATGACTGGTATTGCAAGGAAAGGAATTTGTGGGTCGCCGTGGACGAGACGAACTACATTTTGACTCAGTATCACCCGCCGCATCGAAGGAGATAAAATGAAACTAAAAGCAGATAGAATAGCCCTCGTTGTCAATTTGCGCTGTGTCAAGATCTTGACCGCCGACCTCGACACGAGGATTGACGCAGCCGAGCGCACCATCGTCTTCCGCCCCGGTTCCGCCTCCCTCCCCGTGATCGCTGTCGTGTCCGAGGTGGGCTCGGCATACCTCGACCCGGTGGCCGTGGATGCCTTCCTGAGCGCGTGCAAACGGGGCAAGGCGGACACGGTAGAGGTGTCCATATCCGAGGATGGCCGGGTGGAAATCGAGGCCGACAGCAGGCTCTTGGGTGCCTTCGATGGGCAGCCGGAAGCGGAGACCGGGACGCTGCCGTTCCCGGCGAAACAGGAGGGGTGATGCAGGTCATATTCTCAATCGGTGATTTCTACCTGTTCGGCTTCGTGAACGCCTATATGGGCGGCTGGATCCGGGTGCTCAACAAGGGCATCCATTGGCGCCATGCGAGCATCCCGCCCCTCTTCTCTGAGCGCAACGGATACAGGCCGACGGTGCAAGTGGGACAGTGGAGAGTGGGGTTGCTTAAATAAAGGAGAATCAAAATGGAAGACTTTGGAATCGGAGATGTGGTGTATTTGAAGAGTGGTAGTCAAGCGATGGTTGTTTCGCATGTCGGTGAAAACGAAACCGTCAATCTCTGGTATTGGCACAAGGATTGCTACCCGGAGAAGTTGACGAGCATTCCGACGTGCATTTTGACCAAACAAATAAGGATCGTTGAATGATCGAAAGGAGGCTACATGAGACCATAAACAACGAATAACTGAGCGCAAGGGCGGCGTGGTAAACATCAAGCGACGCGAATCAAGCCGCCCTTGTTTTGAGGAGGATATGATGGAAACAGTAAAAAGTTTAAAAAAACTCACGAAGGCTTCAATCAGAATGCTTTCAGAATGGGACAAATGGCTTTGTGTTGATGATACTTTTCCGACTGTTGGCTTATTGGAATCGATGGAGGTTGTGATTGAGTTGGCGCAATACATAAATAAAAAAGAGGGGCTCGGATTGCGAGTTCCTAGACTCGTAAAATTAGAGAGGATATGATGGAAAACGAAACAGACGACGATTGCAATTTTGAGGCCATGCAGACGCTTGTAAATGAAATCATTGACGAGGTGCTCGACATGACGGCAACCCTGATGCTGCAAGGCGCGAAATGGATATGGAGATACATAATCGAGCGGCAGGGTAGAACCGTGCCGGAATACAAAGGCGACAGGGTTACAATCCATTTCGTGGGAGACGTATAATGCTAATGAAATGCGAGAATTGCAGGTGGAGAGGGAGTTGCGGCGGCTACGGGGCGTGCGATTCGTGGTTCCCTTCTGATCCCGCCGTCATCCGTTGCGACACCTGTCTCTACTGCCAAATCGAGCGGCGTGGGTTCTCTGAGGCCGTGGATTGTCTCTGCGACGGGCTAATCAGGGAGACGTGCAAGGGGCTCAGGTGCCGGCATTGGCGGCTCATGGAGAGGGAGGATGCCGTACCCAGAGGCACGTATGCCATGTATGCGGGCAGGTGTTCGATCCCGAGACGGGCGTCATGGTGACGATATGCGATGGGTGCTTCAAGGAGGTGAAACATGGGTAAGAAAAAGATGTGCAAATTCTGCAAGGTACGACCAGCAGAGGTGCCTGACCGAGACGTAACCATCATGTGGAGGCCATCAATCTGCGTCCAGTGCCACGCAGTGAGGCTCAGGGGCGACCTGACAAGGATCGCCGTCAAATCCCAGCCCGAGCGGGAAGCTACAGAGGAGGAAGCGCCATGTACGCAATCATGAGCCAGGGCGGCCTATTCCTCTCAAATACCCTATTGGGCCTCGTCGCTGACCTTTGGCGACGGCGAGAGGACGCCGTTCAATACCTGTGTGTTGCCTGCGTCTCCCGTCCGGAGCTGTGTCTGAAGGGGCTCAGGGTGGTGAAAATCAAGATAGAGGAGGTGGTAAAATGAGCGGAGGATCGTTAGATTACGCTTACGGCCATGTCCAAGACGCGGCGGATAGTATCAATGGTCGCTCAAGCAGCTACCCCAAACAGAAAGCCATCTACAAGGCATTTGCCGCGCACCTGCGGCTTATCGCCAAGGCACTCCACGACGTGGAATGGGTGTTCTCTGCCGACTGCGGGACCGGTGACGACGTTGCGTCCATGCGGGCCGTGCTGAGCCAAGGCGCTGAACTGGAAGCGGCGGTGGCCAACGCAGAGGAGGCGAGGCAGGTACTCGACGACGCGCTCAAGCACGCCAAGGAGTCCATCCATGAAAAAGCATGAGTTCCCGATTTTGCCACCCGGTGACGTCCAGATCCTCGGTATCGACTCAGGAGAGGATGGCGGCGTGGGTTGGGTGGATGCTGTAGCGTCGACGAGGGGCTGGAGCGGTGGAGCCATACCGTACCAGTTCATCCGTGCAATGGCCTGCTCTCTGCCCATCCTCGCCATCCACGAACTCCCTGTAGGCCCGGGTCGCTCCAACGGGTGGAAAACGTTCTCCCATGCCTACCGCATCATCGGCGCCCTCGAAGCGGCAGGGCATACCGTCGTCGTCCTCCCCATCCACCCGGCCACCTGGCAGGGGCCGATGGGGGTGATGAATCAGGGCAAAGAGGCCTCGATAAGGACTGCTGAAGCGCGCTACAACCTGGCCGGGTTGACCGAGCATGAAGCCGATGCCCTCCTCATGGCCACGTGGGCAAGGGACATGGTGCCAATATGGCGGGTCATGGCAGCGGGGAAGAAGGCGCCGAAGAAGGGGCGGAATAGGGCAGAGGAGAAGCGGAACAGGGAGATGGAAAGGAGGTGGAGGAGATGAGCTACCAGGAAATGATGATCGAATATGCGCGCCGCAGGATGGACGACTCAAAACGAGGCGACGTCGCAGCGATGGTACAAGCCGACGTGGAAGCCCGCGCCGTGATGGGCAAGCGCAAGTACGGTACTCGGCTCAGGCCGTACAATGGCCGCTCGGCCCTCTGGGATGCCTACCAGGAAGCTCTTGACCTCTGTATGTACCTGAGACAGGCGATAGAGGAATGGGCGGAGAAGGGGAACGCAGACGAGTCGCAACCAGAGCCGAAGGAGGCACCCCATGAAGATCCTCGTTGACATTGCCACCATAAAGCACGGCATCATCGCAGCCGATGGGTACATCAACCGGTGCCAATGCGGCCACAAGTGGACCATGACAGCCATCGTTGACGGCCATGACGAGTATGGTGAACCGACTCAGACGCTGTTCTGCGACCAAGTGGCAGACTTTTGTCCGTCGTGCGGAAGGAGATTGACGCCATGACCAAGCACCCTGCGGCCTATAGCGACCCGTTGTTGTCCATCTTTGCCCGCATGCTTCATGGTGCCAGCGAGGTACTAGACCCGATGGCAGGAACCGGCAAACTGGCAGAAATCAAGGCGCATTTCTGGCCGGGCCGGGTCGTCTGCAATGAACTCGAACGAGAGTGGATAGACTCATCTCCTTACCTCGTCGACGAGTGGCACTGTGGCGACGCCGCTGACATGGCTTGGTGCTCCGATGGCCGGTTTGATGCTGTTTGCACGTCCCCGACCTACGGCAACAGGATGGCCGATCATCATGAGGTACACGAGGACTCTGTCCATATCACCTATCGGCACTGTCTCGGCAGACCTCTTTCGGGTGGCAACACTGGGATGATGCAGTGGGGGGAAGCCTACAGAGCGAAACACGAGGCCATCTATAGAGAGATCCGACGGGTGCTCAAGAAAGGAGGCTTGTTGATTGTCAACGTGTCGGATCATATCAGGAAGGGCGCCGTGGTTCCGGTGGCAAGATGGCACTCAGACACCATCGAGACGCTTGGATTCGCCGAGCAGGAGCGCATAGAGGTGCCTACCAAGAGGATGCGATGGGGCAAGAATTGCCACCTGAGAGTGGGATACGAAGTGGTGACATCATTTAGGAGGACACGATGACCATCGAACAGAAACGTCACACCGAAATCCTCTCCCGCCTGGATACCCTCACCGCTGCCGTAGTGGCACTAGGAGAGGCACTGCGGTCGATAGCAGAGGATGAGGAGGGGGAGGAAGAGGAATACACCTACGAGGGCGTCAGGCCCGTCAGGATGTGGGACGGGGAGATCGGAGATGTAGTGTTCGCAACAATGGAGGATGACAACCATGACATTTGACACCAGTATCGACACGCGTTTACAGAGGGCCCTTGACACCCTCCTGTCCCTCTCGGATGCAGCGGGGCACGCCACGCCCCACTGCTACCTAGACCAGCTCTGCGAGGCAGCTGGGCTCCCCTACGGCATCGCTCGGGAATGGGCGGTGCAGGGGGAGATGGAGGGGCGGGTGAGGATGGAGGATGAGGGCGGGAGATGGAGGGTGGAGGAAAAGGGTTGACAGGGTTTTCAAAGGTATATATACTTCGATGTGACAACGATTGGAGCGCACGACATGCGAAAGAGGACATTCAGAATCGAGACCCATGCAACGATAGAGCAGGCTGTCCGTGAGCTCCTGAGCAAGGAGCCCTATACCTGCATGGCCGAAATCGTTGAACGCTCAGAGGTGAGCTACAACACCGTCAAGGCATGGGTGGATGCAGAAGAGGAGGCGGGGCGGCTCATGGTGACGCAGGACGGGTCGGGGTATAGGATCGAGGTGGTGAGATGAACTACGTCAAGCTGTTTGTGAGCCTCTTGGATTCGACCATGTGGTTAAAGCCTCCTGAAATAGTCAAGGCTTGGATCGGCTTCCTCCTGAAAAAGGACCAGGACGGCATTGTAAGAGGTGCCGTGCCTGGCCTTGCTCAGTCGTTCGCTCTGCCCATCGAGGCGGTGGAAAGAGCCATTGCAGACTTCACAAGTCCTGATCCTTATTCGACGACGCCCGATCATGAAGGCAGGCGCCTTTTCGCCATCCCCGGGGGCTGGCAGGTGGTGAACGCCGATCTATATCGAGACATGGGCAGCGTGGAAGACCGCCGCAAAAAGGACAATGAACGGCAGCAGAGGAAGAGGGAGAGGGATACGTCACGCCCCGTCACGGTCGGTAACGCCCCGTCACGCACTGTCACGGCATGTCACGTTTCACCCGTGACAAAACCCGAAATGTCACGCCAAAACCGTGACAAAATAGAAAATGTCACGCATGCACCCGTGACAAATGACCGAAAATCCGAGGTTGTCCGAGATGTCACGGTATCAGATCAGGATCAGATCAGGATCAGATCAAAACAGAACACACAAGATCCCCCTCTTAGTCCCCCGTCCGTCTCTGCCCTTGTTGATTCCCTTTCTTCGGCCCTCGCACCCAAGGGCAAGCCCGAAAGCCGGGAACGTGTGTGTGGAGTTCAAGAGTCGAGAGAGGAGGTCGGATACGAAGGCGAAGAGGCTTTCCAGACAGACCCATTGGAAGAGGACACCTCGTCATGGCAGGAAGACGAACAGCCCGAGCCCGTCACCGGAACGCCCGACCCGAATACGGACGAGGAAGTCAAGCCGCCTGTCCACAAGGGCGCATTCCATTCAGGCGACCGAGTGACGCCTTCCCTGCTCTGCGACGAGTACACCGCCAACGAGCCGACCATCAAGGCAGTCTTTGCCGCATGGCTCAAAGCGTGCCCCAAACGGGCAAACGGAGGCACGCAGTTGACGGCCTCTCGTTGTACCCTCATCGTCGATTGCCTCTCGCATTCGACCAAGGAGGACATGATTCAGGCCATCAAGGGATTCTCGGCAGAGGCACGCAAACGGGCTGGCGATCCGAAGTATCACAACCTTGACGACCTGCACCACATCCTGAAGAGCCGTGACCGCATAGAAGACTACATCGCTAAGGGCAAGGCTCCGGAGAAGGGGACACCGTCGTCGGGGCAGAAGGAATGGGACTGGCTCGTCAACGAGGTCATTCGACGGGCGAACTATCGAGACTTCCCGGACAAGATCAGAGTGGTCAACCGGGCCATCGGCGGCGTTTCGGGCATCCGTGACGCTCAGGACGACTTTGCCCTCAGACGAGCCCGTGACGCTTGGCTGGCGGCATGGAAGGAGACGCCGGACGATGCAAGGCCGGAATTGACACCGACTCAAATCGAGGCACAACGAGCCGTGAAAGCGGCAGAGGAGAAAGGAATATGAATATAGTCGAAATCGTTGCAGATTGGTTGAGGTCGAATGGGTATGATGGGCTTTATATCGACGAGTGCGGATGCCGACTTGAGGACCTCATGCCGTGCTGCGAGGATTGCCGCCATTGCGAGGCCGGTGTTTCCGTCGGGACTCCTGAGGATGCAGCGGCGGCAGGGGTTGACTTCTTTATTGGTTCCAAGGCCGTGAAAGCGGCAGAGGAGGGGAGATGATTTTCAAGTGTGCTTGTTATGCAAAGATCGAATTCGAGGCAATCGGCAACGGTCGTTCGGAGCTCGTGAGCGTGTTTCATTGGCTCCCTGTCCTCGATTGCGAGACTGGAGTGTGGTCCTACCTGTGCCCCACGTGCCTACAGACGCTGAGGGACAAGGTGAGTCGAAAGAGATTCAAAAAAGCGGCAGAGGAGGGGAAGATATGAAATACGTTCCAATCGAGAAATGCGGCAATTGCCCATATTCAAGACACGGGTTCCGCCTGGACGACGGCACCACGATAGTATGTACAGGTGCCGTTGACTTCCTGAATTGCCCCCTCCTCGACCTGCCGGAATGGCGGCTGCTGGCAGAGGGGGATGTGATGCAGGATGGGGACATCGAGTACGACGCGCACGAGGACGAGTGGAGTCCTGTCCTGGCGGAGTGGATCGGTCGCAAGTGGGATCCGGTGCACTACTGGCCCGTCCGCCGCCGCCTGGGAGGTGGAAAATGAAGACGCTGTACGTGCGATTCACGATCTCGACTCCATACGGGATGATCACCACCGCTGGCTGGTCTGACATGCCGAGGCCGACCACGGATGTGCAGTTCGATGCGCTTAAGAGGGTGTTTCTGGGCATCGTGAAGCAGACGGTACCGAATGCGGACGAGATCTTTGTTGACTCCATCACCGAACTCGACAAGGAGGTGACTCCATGAAGCCCATTGCATGCCCCGTTTGCCACAACGTGACCTATCCGGGCCCGTCAAGCCTCTCCTGTTGGTGCCCCTCTTGCGGTGCCTCTTTGGAGTCGCCCCTTGTCATCACCCCCAAGGATCGCCTCTGGCTTGCCCTTGCAGTCATCGTGGGGGCAATCGGTGGCGTCGTGGTGGGGATGTGCGGAGGTGGGATGTGACCGAGAAACAGGGAATCGAGCGGTGTAAGGGGTGTGTTCACTGTGTGAACGACGATGGATACTGGGTATCATGTTCTCATCCTAAATGGGCACAACTGCACCTCGGACTAACTATCCTCCGTATATTCTTCGATGCCCTCGATGTATTATGCCCACTGATCAAGGAGGCTCAAGATGTCAAATAAACTACGACGCTGCAAAGTGAGAAAGTTCATCAACGGGCTACAGGAGCGGGAAGGATGGTTCCACGGATTCTTCCAATACGCTTCCGGAGACGAACACAACGAGGCCGGCCCCCTCGCTCTGGTCGAGTACGATGACGGCAAGATCGAGGAAGAGCCTGCGTCACGGCTCACGATGCTTGATCCGCCAGAAGAGGTGAAAGCCGCACCGGAGGGATGCCCGTGACTTTCTTCTATCTCATTGAACGTGTCATCCTCGCATGGCTCTATCTCGACACCTACGCCTATTACGCCGGGCCTCTCGACTCGGCGTACTATGCGCTCCTGCTCGGGTACGAGTGCGGCAGCCAGGGCATTGATCCGGTGGTAGGTGCGGCAATCATCCATCACGAGTCAGGCGGCCTTCCTGGGGTGATCTCATGGGTGGGAGGGACAGACACGGGCTTGATGCAGATCGTGCCAGAGTGGCAGCCATTCACACAGGAGGAGCTCAAGAGCCCCGCGGTCAACATCCATGCAGGGTGCAAGGCGCTCCACGACTGGAAGGAGACGTATGGCAAGGGGGATGACTACCTTGCCCACTTCGCCGGGGGAGGGCACCCGAATAAGGCAGCGTATGCCTTCCAGAGGTGGGTGGAAAAGCGAGTGAAGAAGGCTGAGAAGGTATGGCAAGAGGTGCCCATGTTTTTCGACATGCTCGAAAGGGCATGGAATGAAGTAACTAAACGAGTGGAGGTGGTATCGTGAAGTTCCTCGATAGGTTCTATGATTCGATTCTGGATGGATCCAAGGTGCTCACGAGACGGCCGGTGAAGGGGCCCAATGAGGATCCTCTGGTCGGCATATACAGGAGGGAGACCGTCACGTTCCATCCCTCTCTGAGGGAGCTGAATGTGCGATATACCGGCATCTCGCAGGGCGTCCTTGCCGACGTTGACGACGACGAGGCACACCTTGAAGGATTCCCCGACGCAAGGGCTTTTTGCGACTTCTGGGATAGCATCTATCACGATGGGGCACATCTCGACAGGGTGGTATGGAGAATCAGGTTCGAGGTGGTGCTATGAGCCCGAAATGGCATATTGAAGCGCTCAAACCGCTCACCCTGTTGGAAGAAATTGAACGGGCAGAATTCGAGCGACCGATACCGAACAGGCCAAGCCCGACGTTCTGGGAAGACCTGAGAGACGACATGAGGCGCACATCGAACGAGATGCGATGGTGGCGCCAAGAGTGGTGGGGAGACACACACGGATACATGGAGGGTGTACCATGCGCTACAGAGTGACAGGAGGACCGACATGACAAACGACGAACTGCAGGATCGGGTTGTGGCGCTCGAGCAGGCGCTCGCTCGGTTGGCCGAGGATATCCGGCCGATCCTGAGCGCACTGCAGGCCCTTGGCCAGGTGGCACAAAAGGCGCCCATCTACGGTGACGACGTGACCAGGAATCTGAGGGAGACGAGAGAGTGGGAAGCGCGCACGAGGAAGGCAACACAAGGAGGATGATGAATGAAAAAGGCTATAATGATTCTGGCATTCGTTCTATTTGCGTCTCAATCTGAGGCGTCAGGGCTGGAAAAAGAAGACTACATGGCGGGGTACATTGCCTCGATTGCGACCTCGCTGATCGTCACGATTGCTTTGGTGATACAATCATATCGTGTCGATTCGATTGACTTCGAGGTTGACCCAGATGACGAGGAAGTGCCATTCAAAATCGAAATACATTGGTGATGCCATGAACAAAACAATCACGGCGAATGAGATCAAAAAGTGCAAGATTTGCGGCGTTCCACTTGATGCTGTATCGAAAATGACGACGAAAGGGAATAAGCATTGCGATCACTGTCAGATCCGAACAAAGGATTGAACCATGCTGAAAGCCATCGAAACTACTTGTATCGTCAAACCATTACGTCGTGAGAGCATCGGCTCAATCTGGACGGTGGACATCGGCAAGCCGACTACATGGGGCAGCGTCACGTCAAGCGGCCTGCCGTGGCTCACAGAGGGCATGGAGGTGCTTCATTTGCCTTGGGCGAAGCTCATCCTCGATGGTGCGTCTGTGCTCTGGCAGCTTGCAGAACGGGCAATCGTCGCCTATCGTGTACCGGGTGAGTCGTGGCGCATGGTCGCCGGGTGGCTCCTGGTCGAGTGCGACGAGGCAACAGAGCACATGGAGGGCAGGTTAGTCGTGCTCGACAGCAAGCCCCATGCCGATGAGGCGCAACAGGGCACGGCCATGACGGGCAGGTGGGCACGGCGTCGCATCGTCTGGCGAGTGGACAACGAGAGAGTCGTGACCATCAGGGCGGCCGGGAAGGAGTGGCAGGTGATAGGGGAGGGGCAGGTGCTTGGCGTCATGCTACCTGAGACCTGCGCCGAGTGCGGAAGGTACGAAGAGACCGACAGCGGATTGGTCGGCGAGTACCATGGCAACTACCTGTGCTTAGAGGCCGACAGGCGCAAGATTGGGGAGTGGGATGGAGTGCTCAAGTACTACGATACGCAGCGCCTACGGCCGTCATGGTGCCCCTTGGGGTGTGTCAAAACCGACACAGGAGGGGTCGGGCATGCCAAAAGGGGCATGGGTGGAGGGGTAGGGGGCAGGAGACCCCCCCTGGGATCGGCCTGAGGGGCAGATCTAGCGAGTGTGCAT